AAGTTGCACTAGTTTGATGTAAATAATCATCAAAAGCTGAACCTCCTCTTTTAGCATCTATTAAACTTAAAAAATCATCTGGCAGTGTAGCTTGTTTATTTTCTATATCTAAACTTGTTGTTTTTTTTACAAATGTTTTATAGCTACCTATTTTTCTTTCTGCTTCAAATGCCCATTCTACAAAAGAATGAAACATTCTAGCAGAATCAGGAACCTCCATATTTCTTATTACATTTGCTACAACCCTTTTTACACTAACACGTTTTCCAGCTTGTCCATTCATATTAATATTCTTTTACTTCTTTAATAACTTTTTTAAATCTTGATAAAGGAAGTATTTTACAATTTTTATATCTAGCTGGTCTTAACCAAACAACTTTATTGTAGTAGTCAGTAAATATAGGTACTTTGTATTTAACCACTTCACCTGTTCTTTCACTTTCTACAATATCTAACCTAACGTGAAAAGCTCTTTTGTTTTTGCATTTTTTTACATAAACAGTTCCAAACTTGTTAGGTAATCTAGCCTTATCTCTATTTCTTGCTACATCCTCTATCAAAGTGTCAAAGAAACCTCCTACAATAGACCTGTATTCTGTGTAAGATAACTGTCTATCTTTAGTTGTCCCTTTAATTTTTATGTCCCTCCTTATGTTTTCAAATACATCTTTTAATAAAACATATTTGTCTTTGTATTTTCTTATGTTCATATTATCTAGTTCTTGCTCTTCTTGACCTTGCATTAGCAGATGGCGTAGCACTTGGGGCACTAAATGAAATTCTAGCTCCTTGTACATTGTCGTCTACTGAATTATTAGTGTAGTCTTTTCCTACAGTCAACATAACATTAAACTCTTTTGACAATACTGTTTCTACCAATGTAGCAACTAGTTCATCAGGTAAAGGATAGCCCATTTTACCGTCTTCTGGTTTAGAAGCTATATATTTAATAGACACAATAGAGCTAGAGTCTTCAAACCCAGTTGCGCCTTCGTTAAAGAAAAAATTGATTCTACTTTGACTGCCATCTATTACTCCATATATCTCATTATTAACTGGAGAAAATCTAGACTGTAAATGAAATTGTGCATCTTCTTCTGTAAACACAGGTACAATAGTAGCATCACTTAAATTATCACCACCTGACACTCCCTCTAACATTACACTAACTAAAGCTCTATTATTAGGAAAACCTACCATTTCTGGTAAATCTATATGTCCGTTTGTTATAGCTTCTCTTTTGTAGGAATATAGCTTTTCTGATAGATACCTACCTGAATCAGTATATTTAGTTAACAACTGAGCTCTATGGTAGTGTATCATGCCTTTTATCTGTCTAGTAGATATATTAGAGTCAGTGCCATGCATACCACCTTCTACAATGTTTTTAATATTAAATGCTATTTCGTCTAATGTCATATTTTATGTTTTTCTGCATAGACAAGGGGCAGAACGAATCTTACCCCTCATCACAAAGCAGGGAGCAAATTATTTATTCAACTCTTTGATTTCGTTATCCCCTACAGGATATCTTTCATCAGCAGTTGTTCCAAGTATTTTTCTAGCAGCAATAAGGCAAACTTCTTCTCTAGAATGTTGAGGTAGTCTAGCAATGTTTATCTCTTCATCGTCATTGTTATCAGCCACAAAGTCAAAATGAAAATTATAATCTACAATTAAATTATCGTTTTCGTCAAACTCTTGTTCTAAACTTGGCAATATAAAATATATGTTACCAATTTTTACTGCTCGATAACTACCTACCTCTGGCTTATTATATGGGTCATCTAATACAGCTTGTGCATCATCTAAGCTAATAACTTTACAGTTATCATAATTAGATGAATAGTTACCTGTAAATACATCTTCATCATTATAAACTGCATTTAACTGTTCTATTTTGATTCCCAACAAGTAACCAAATTCAACACCCACTTCTTCACCAAAAATATTTTCTTCAATAAAAGAAGGGTTAGATATAGTATCCATATCAATACCAACGTTACTCCAATGGCTAGAGTTACTAGCTTCATCAAAAGTAAACGTTTTAGTCCTAACATAATCACCCAAATCATCTCTTAGTTTTTGTGTGGCCCCAAATATATTAACTCTTTCTCTTACGAACTCATTAGTAGCCATAGAGATAAAGTCTCTTATTTCAGAGTTAGACATCCATGGAGTGTTACCCCTATCTAGAATAGTTCTTACCCTATTTATAGCATCATTAATTCCAGAGATGTTTGCCATTTATTATTACTTTTTACTTGTTTTTTTTGAAGCAGATTCTTTCTGCTCAACTAAATCCATTTCTACCTTACCATTACCACTCATTTGTTGTTTTAGTAAAGCATGGATATCTTTATTATCTTTTAACCATTTAATAACTTGGTCTTCAGAAATACCTATAATTTGTGAACCATACTTAAATGTATCTTTATCCCAAACAATAATACCTCTTTCTTGTGATTCTAAAATAAACAATCTGTAGTGTCTATTATCATCAAACCATATAGACATGAAGTTTTCTGGTTGCTCTGCAGCTATCTTTAATATGTGAGCTTTTAAGATATCATCTCTAGAATCTAAGTTCAAGCCTAATAATCTAGCAATATCTCTTACCTCTTTCATATTTAACTTTGCAGCTTCCATTACAGCATTTGCAGAAGTCATAATAGCACTTGCCTCTTGTTCTTGTCTTTTAATAGAATCGTCTCTTAACCAAGAATTATTTAAAACTAATGGATGGTTTTTTAAAAAATCATCTACTAATTTATGGTGTTCCAAAAGTATATTCAATCTTATAACAGGTTGAGTATTTGGAAACCCTCTATGCGCTACACCATTTATATCAGTGTATGTGTGCATTCTACCTGTTTTATCTTTATAGTTACCAAAAAACACATAACTCATTTTAGTTGGGCTTTTTGTTCTATAGTATATTAAATGTTCATTTTTGCTCATAATATTTTTATTTTAATTTTTGTCCATTCTTGTGTGTCCATTTCAAGCCTGGCCTGCTTTTTTTAATCAATAAACCACTCCCTCTTTTTTGAGAGGACACGGAGTGTTTTTCTACTTTCCCTGTATCGGGATTAATTTTTAATATATACCTGCTCATAACAATAATACCCACCCCCTCCGAAGAGGGGATAAGTATATAAGGTTTTATGATACTGTTGCTGCGTCAGCAGTTACAAATTGAGCTTCTACAAACCAGTTTGTGCCATCACAAACAAAATTTAAATAGTCACCTTTTTTAAAATCACTTGCTGCAATAACAATATCAGTACCAGTTAAAGGCATAACAACTCCAGCATCTACACCAAGACCTATAAAACTTCCAGCTATTGTTAATGTGTGCGCACTATTAGAAGCAGCACCCATAACAAGTCTGTAATTTAAACCAGCTGCAGCAGTTGGTAAAGTTATAGTTGATGTGGCAGTAGTAGCAGGTAAAATTACCATAGCTCCTGAATCTTTATCACTCAACGTAATATCGTTAGAGTCATATGCAGGAGTGATAACCTTTACCAATAAACCATTAATTGATTTTAAGACTTCATCGCTATCTGCGGAACGTCTTACGCTAAATACATCTTTCATTTTAATTTATTTTAAAAGTTAAACACTTAATTATTTCTTAAACGAAAAGGGGAGTTAAGTGTTTCTCCCCAATCGTAATTCATTTATTACTGAGTAATTTCAATAGCACCACATGAAGTAATATCTCCATGACAATACGTGCTGTTAGCATCATCAGCGATAGTAACAAAAGCCTGTCTGTTATTAGCAGCAGCATTAGCTATAGCTTTAATAACAACATCTTCTTTACCACCAGTAACATTTAAAGTAACTCTACCAGTTTTAGACGAACCATCAGAAACACCAGCTCCTACAAAAGTTAATATTACAGTACCGTCTCCATTTTGGTCTATCATTGACAAATTAGCAGAATTAAACGCTGTTGAATCATCTGTATCAGTTTGAAAATATAATAATTTCATTTTTATAATTTTTAAAAGTTAAGACGGGGAGAGGAGGTAAAACAGATTACCTCCTGTCGCCATCAATTAAATTTATGAATTAGATAATATACCACAAGATAATGGATTTCTTAAGATAATACCAGATTCAGAAAGAATTTGACATTCAAAGAAATCATCACCATTAGCAGCCATCATCGAATTGTAATCGTAAGGGTTAACCATACCAGGTACATATTTTTTAACAAAACTTCTGTTAAAACCTTCAGCACCTTTAGCAATTAAC